TCGCACATTATGTCATTAAACAGTTTTTTCGATAGTATAGATACAGACGCACAGTTCGATGTGTGGAAAAAAACTATTACCCAAAAATTAGTTCACTTAAAGAATACTATCCCTATTGAAAATAGGGATGAACTTAATTATGTAGGTGAAACATTAGAGTTTATTAATGCACTTAATCTTTTAAGTAGTGATTTCTTAGCTCACCACCCTAATATGGATAATAAAAAAACTTTAACTAAAAGGTTAAAAACCTGTAATTCTTTTTACAGAAAATTTGGAAACCGATAAATCGGTTCGTATATTAAACAAAAATTTTATTATGGCAAGATACCAAAGACAAATGAATATAGCCTTAGAAAGACTAAATGGAGGCTTAGCTCGTGTTTATACTTTAATTAAGCGTGGGAAACAAAAAGAAGCTTTAGATTTTATGGATAATGGCTTAAAAGAACTTTATGAAAATTTGGAAAATATTATTAATATTGAACCAAACGATCAAAATACTAGAATAGGTAACCTATGATTGGAGCAGAACAAATTAAAATTAACTTTGAAAATTTTAATGGGGTTTTAGAGGCTAATTTTGAAGGTGAACGTTTAGAAAAACTTAAAACCCTTTCTGATTGTCTCAAAGAAAGAATGATGCTTGCACCTGCATCATCTAAAGACTGGTTTAATAACGCTTTTCCTGGTGGTTATTTAGATCATGTATTAAGAGTAAATAAAATAGCTAATCAACTTCATAAATTATATGATTTTCATGGTGCAACCGAATCTTATACAGAGGAAGAATTAAATTTTGTATCACTATTTTGTCAATTAGGTAAATTAGGAGATTGGAATAATGAATATTTTACCAAAAATGATTCTGATTGGCATGTTAAAAATTTAGGTATGGTATATAAATTTAATGAACACGTACCTGCTATGAAAGTTTATGATCGTACTATCTATCTTCTTCAAGATGCTGGTATTAAAATCTCGCATAATGAATATTTAGCTATTCGTAATCAAGAAGGATTATTTGATGATAGTAATAAATTCTATTTTTATAGTGGTCAAAAAGAAACTAAATTTAGAACTCATTTACCCTTACTAATCCACCAAGCAATCCAAACTGCTCAAGAGATTGAATTCCAAATGTGGAATTCTAAACATTCGGTTATACAACAACCGTCTAAACCCGCTAATGCTTCCAAAGCTGATAAAACTATAAGGAAAGCTAAAGCGATAAACGTAGAAAATAATCCTAATTTCAACGAAAAAACTAAATCAATTATTGATTCATTCTTTACAGATTAAATGGAAATTATAATTGGAATATTATCAGCCCTATTAATAGCTGCAGGTATAGCTATAAGAAATCTTATTAGAAAAAACGAAATACTAGAAGATTTTATTGCTGCCCAAAGTGAAGCTATAGATAACTGCAATCGTAGATTAAAACAAATCGATGATAAAGGTTTTTTTATAGCGGATGATGAAATAGGTTGGTTTTTCACCGAAGTTAAGAAGATTCAGGAGGCATTAAATGAATTTCGCCTTCGCTAATCTAAATGGCGAAAAAAAGAGGACGCAAAAGTAAAAGACAATATTTTACAGAAGATACAGAATTAGCTATAATTGAATATTTAGCTAGTGAGGATCAGGTTTTAAGAAATAAAATTTATAATGAACGAATTCATCATTCATTCTATAAATTAGCAGAAAATCTTATACATACCTTTAAATTTTATTACACAGAAGTAGATGACCTTGAGGATTTAAAACATGAGGTTATTTGCTTTTTACTTGAAAAACTTCACTACTTTAAGGTAGGTAAAGGTAAGGCATTTTCATATTTTAGTATAGTAGGTAAAAACTACTTAATTCTTTATAATAATAAAAATTATGCTAAAAAGAAGATTAAAGCAGATTTAGTTGAAGTAGATACTGATGATAATATATTAAATGAATTTGATAGAAAAAAAATTCGAGAAGAAAAAAAAGAATTTTTAGATTTATATATCCATTATATGGATCAAATCCTTACTAAAACATTTAAAAAACAAGAAGAAATACAGGTTGCAGATGCTGTATTAACCGTATTTAAGAAAAGAGAATCTTTAGAGATTTTTAATAAAAAGGCAATTTATATCTATATTAGAGAAATAACTGGTTTAGAAACCCCTATTATTACTAAAGTAATAAAAATAATGAAAAAGATATATAGGGATTGTTATTCTGAATATTTAGAAACTGGATATATTTATAAACATGAGTAATCCACTTGACACAATTATTTTCGAAGGAAAGACATCATCAGATGTATTTAAAGAAATTTATAGTAATAGTAAAAAAAAGGATAAACAAATTAATTCTTTAATTGCTGAATTAAAACCTTTAATACAAAATATAGGTGATGCACCAGTTGTAGTACCCCTTATAAAAGAATATTTAGAGGTAAGTGTAAAAAACGATGAACACTTAATTAAAATGATGGCTGTTATCCAAAGGTTACAGAATAATAATTCTTCAAATGGAAGTGATTCATTATTAACTGATGAAGAACTAAAACAATTACAACAAATTGCTGAAGAAGTAGCACAGGATGAGTTTAAGAAACAAAAGAAATAATAATAAAGGAAGTAGTAATGTAGTTAATAATCCCTCTCCTTTCTTTTTTGGGAGAGTTGCGGATTCAATTTTAACTAGTGATCACCCTGAATATAAAGGAGAAGATTCAATAGGTGTAATCTTTTTTAGTAAAACAAAAAATGATAATATTACTGCGGATAGTTCTACTGCTTTAGATGTAGCATTACCAGCATTTCCTTTTATAAGTAGTGTTCCCTTAAAATCCGAGATAGTACAAATTTTTCCTGGCCCTTCTAGTAAAATATATAGAAAATTAAAAGGTGAAAGATCAAATAAAGCCTATTATTATTATCCTGCTTTAAATGTCCATAATAATGCAGAACATAATGCTTTACCCTCGGATAGAAGTACTAATAGACCAAAAAATAATAGTGAAGAAGCGGCTTTAGGAATACAACAAAATAATACCGTAGTTACTAAGACTACTGGAACAGTTAATTTAGCTAACGTTCAAGTAATAGATAAATCTGAAACTAATAATGGAGATGGTACTTTTACAGTATCAATAACCCTAGAATTTGATGGCGTACAAGTAACCGGAATAGGGACTAGTCCAAGGTCAAGTATAGCAGAAACTAAAGCAAGAATAAATGCTGAAAAACAATTTATCCCAGAAGAAAATAAAACAACTACTGTAAGCACATCCCAAACTAGTAATAGTAATGAAGAAGACTATACCGATTTAGGTGATTTTAAAGATAAAGGTTTAAAAAAGAAACAAAAATTTTCTGGGGATGTTATGATTGAAGGAAGATTTGGACAGTCTCTTCGTTTTGGGTCTTCAAACCCAAGAGGTAGAAATAATTGGTCAGATAATGAAAGTGAAGGAGAACCTATTGTAATATTAGGAAATGGTTCAGCCGAAGAAACAGAAGGTGATGCTTCATTAGAAGATATAAATAATATGCATTCTTCTATGTGGATGTTAAGTGGTCAAAACGTTTCGAACCTATCTGTTTCAAGTGATAATTTACAAACCTTAGATATAGAGTTTGAAGAACCTACTGAAGAACAGGTATTAATAGTTGATACACCTACTCCTATAACTGTAGTACAACCTCCTATAATTGAATTAGATGAAGAAATTGTAATTGCTGATGATGGAGCACTTTCAGAACCCCCTAATGTAGTTGAAGAAGCTGTTTTTGATCCTCCATTAGTTGATCAAAACAAAGACGGAATTTTTGCCCTAATAGACGAAGCCGTAGAAGAGGGATCAGTAACCGAATTAACATCTGAAATATTTTATATAGCTGCTTGTGAACCTGCAGAAGAAGATAATACAAATCCTAGTTACACTAATACGGGTAATACTAATAGTTTTCCTGTAGGATCAAGAGAAAATCCACATCCAAGATTTTCTACTAAGACAGAATATGTAGGTTTAAAAGATAGATGGAATTCTGGAGAAACAGTAATAGCTTATAATTACAAAGGAAATAGCTTACAAATAAAACAACCTACTAAAGTAACCCCAAGTCCTAATGTATCTCCTAATAAAACTATTAAATATTTATGGATCCATACTACGGCACAATATGATTCAGCGAACCCAGTTGATATAATACAAACCCATTTTTTACCAGGCAATGATCCCGACCCAGATAACCGAAAACTCCCATGGAATACAGGGGGTTATAATATTACCATTCCACGACATTTTGGTCCCGATTTAGCTGTTAGATTTTATAATGATGGTGTTGTTACTAATGGTGCTGGAGGCCCCTTAAGTATTGCTGATTTACAACTTAGACCTTTATATGAAATATCTAAAAAAACTAATAGAAATGCTGTTAATATTAGTTGGATTGGTGGTACTACAAAGAAAATAGATATTCAAAAAAATCAAGCATATACTTTAAGAAAATTAATAGAACGTTATGTAAAAAAATATCCAAATATTTTAATAGGTGGTCACAATCAAATGGGCAGATTACCCAAAATAGATAAAGACACTGGTGAAAGTATACCTAAGGATACAGCCTGTCCTGTATTTTTTGTACCAAAATATCTTGAACTTTTAGTTAAAGATGGAATTGTAAAGGAAAAAAATATATATAGGGGTGGTATTTTTGGTAAAAAAGAAGGATCAGCACCTAATGGTATAAAAGGAGGTATAGATTACTTACAAAATGCCCAAATAGTATATAATTTAGGAAAAGGAAAATAAAAATAATGGCTAAAAAATTTAAACCAATATCACCTAACTTATATGTAGGTAAACAAATGATAACAAATAGTCAGGGAAGGATTCTGTTAAATGCGGGAGATGATAGTTTATTTTTTGCTAATAATGGGTTTTCTTTTTCTACAAATGGAGAAATCCATTTTAACACTTCTCAAGCTGAGAATAGTAAATTTATAGTTGAATCCCCCAGAATACAATTAGGTATTGATTCACCTAGTAGTACTGTTGATAATGCTGCTGTAAAATCTAATGAATTAATTAGTAAATTAAAAGAAATATTAGCTATTTTAGAACAAATGTATAATATAGACTTATTATTATTACAACCAATAGCCCCAATAGCGGGTCCGTGTGCCCCAGATGCTACGTTCCCTACTAAAGTTCAAGCTACAAAAACTAGAATTACAAATTTAAAAAACAGCTTAGACGAGATAAAAAGCACTAAAGTATTTTTAACATGATACAAGACGCATTTAATAGTATAATTTCATCTAATACACTTGCTGTAGAAGAAATAAAAAATAAAGTAAAAAATAGTGCTTCTTCTAAGTTAAAAGAAGAAATTTTACAAAAATTATCTGATCCTGAAACTATTAAACAACAATTAGGAGGATTACCAGTTACACAGGAACAATTAGATCTAGTTGATAAAAAATATATAAGATTAAAATCTGAAACTGAAAATTTACAAAATAAAAGTTTACAAAAAAGTAATGAAATTCAAGCAATAATAGATAAAATTTCAAAAGTAAACGAACGCTTTGATAGATTAACTGGTTTTACAGATGAAGCTCGTAAATTTCTTCCAACATTAAAAAAAATAATAACTGGTGCTAGGATAGCTTTAAATGCTTTACCTATAAATACTCCGTTAGGTACACCAATACCAGGATCAGGTGGAGGCACTATTATTGGTACTGATGATAAATTAAAAGGAGCAAAATCTAAAATAGAACAATTTGAAGCTTTAACAGAAGTATTAGATGGTATAAAAAAACATATTACTGATCAAACAGATCCTATTGAAGAATCTTGTAATGAAGCTATAAGTATAATTAATAATATTAACTCACAAATAAATATTCAAAAGTTAATTATAGATCAAATATATTTACAAATCATAGGTGAATTTAGTGGTCTTATTGATAGTGATACCCTTACACAAGAAACTATTCCCCAGAGTGAAAACCCAGAAGAAATATTAAATAATTTAGAAAATTCAAATAGAGAAAAATATATTCAATATTTAAAAAACATTTCTACGGGAGATAATAATATTGAAATATTAGAAACTGGGTACAAAATAACTAAAAGTTAATATATTTATTAAAAAATAAAATTATGAAATTAAGTGCATTTGAAAAAATTATAAGACAAGTTGTAAGAGAAGAAATAGACTATGCTCTTAAACGAGAATTAAATTCTTTAAAAGAGGAAATCAAATCAGATAAAAATTTCCAAATCACAGAACAAACTAATTCTAAAAGTAAAGAAGAATTTAGGCAAAATATAAAACAACAAATGCCTTCTTTTAATACTGGAAATAATACCTTAGATTCTTTACTTAGCGAAACCGCTAATACACCATCTCCAGAAGATACCTTTAGTGCTAATGATCCGGTGAATAAATTTATAAATAAAGACTACGGACCACTAATGGAGGCAATGAATAAAAATAAGAATTTTAGACCCTAATGGCTATAAGATTTAAACAAAGGGAATTAATTGAAATAGATCCAATAGATTTAGAACCTAAAAAGGCTTTAGGTGTAAAAATACCTTTTAGATCTACGGGAAGTCCTTTTGAATTAAATTACACTACTAAAGACCAAGTAAAAAGTAATTTATTAAACCTATTACTAACTAATCCAGGCGAAAGGTTTAATGAACCATTATTTGGTGTAGGTATTAGCCAACAGTTATTTAAACAAAACATAAGCGAAGAAGATTTACAAAGCACTATTACTACCCAAACTGAATTATTTGTTCCTGAGGTTTCTGTTGAAAATATAGAAATAATAAAGGAAAATCAGTTTGTAGATATTAAAATCATATACAAACTTAAAGCAAATAATGCAATGGATGCAGTAACATTAACAATTAACTACTAATGTCATATTCTAAAGTAAATAGCGAAACTAAAACAGTAAATTACCTAAATAGGGATTATGCACAACTAAAACAGCAATTAATAGATTTTGCAAAAATCTATTATCCTAATACAGCTAATGACTTTTCTGAAGGAAGTCCCGGTATGATGTTTATTGAGATGGCTGCATACGTGGGTGATGTTTTATCATTCTATACGGATACTCAACTTCAAGAAACCCTATTATCTTATGCCCAAGAAAGAGACAATTTATTTGATTTAGCTTATACTTTAGGTTATAAACCACAAGTTACTAATGCTTCTTCGGTTAAATTAGATATCTCACAAACAGTACCCGCAGCCTCTGATGGACCAGATTTTACTAGAACTCTTACCCTTAAAGAAGGATCTACCTTTTTTCCCCAAAGTAATACTCAATTAGGATTTATAACACAAGAAGATGTTGATTTTTCTTTTTCTTCATCCTTTGACCCTACTGATATTTCAATCTTTAGCATTAATACGGTTACTAATCAACCTCAGAAATATCTTTTAAAAAAAAGTGTTACCGCAATAAGTGCTAAAACTGAGGTTAAAAATTTTACAATAGGCCCGCCAGAAAGATTCTTAACTCTAAATATATCTGATACAGATATTATTGGAATTGATTCTATAGTTGATAGTAATGGTAATAGATATACTGAAGTACCTTATTTAGCCCAAGAAACTGTATTTGAAGAAGTATCTAACATATATTCTAATGACCCAAGTTTATCAAAATATAATGATACAGTTCCTTTTTTACTAAGAACTAAAAAAGTTCCTAAAAGATTTATAAGTAGATTTAAATCAAATAATACTTTAGAAATCCAATTTGGTTCAGGAATATCTAGTAATTCTGATGAAGAAATAATCCCTAACCCAGATAATATAGGATTAGGTATTAATGATGGTAGAAGTCAATTAGATGTAGCTTATGATCCCTCTAATTTTTTATATACTAAGGCTTATGGTGAAGTCCCTAGTAATACTACTTTAACTGTTACCTATCTAAAAGGAGGGGGTATAGCATCTAATGTGAATAGTAACACAATTACTAGAAAAGGAGTATTACAAACCCAAGCAAACACCGGGGGAGTCAATATATCAGATCAAATTACTTCTTTAGCTGTTACTAATCCAGAACCTGCTCGAGGTGGTGGGCCTGGAGATACAAATAATGATATTAGATTAAATGCAGCAGCTAATTTTAATGCTCAACAAAGAGCAGTAACAAAAGATGACTATATATTTAGAGCATTAGTTATGCCCCCAAAATTTGGTAAAGTGGCAAAAGCTTATATAGGTAAGGATGATCAAATCTCATCAGAAACTAGTAAAAGAATACAAAACCCAAATGCATTAAATCTATTTGTAGTAGGATATAATAATAACAAGCAAATAGTAGATTTAAATTTAGCCGCAAAAGAAAATTTAGCTACTTATTTAGAGCAGTTTAGAATGTTAACTGATTCAATAAACATAAAAAATGCTTTTGTTATAAATCTTGGTTTAGATTTTGAAATAAATACTTTTAGAAATTATAATAATAATATAGTTGTAAATGAATGTATTAGTAGATTAAAAGATTTCTTTAATATAGATAGGTGGCAAATAAATCAACCTATTATAATAAGTGAAGTTTATAACGTATTAAATTTAGTTGAAGGAGTTAGTTCTGTTGAATCAGTAGTATTTAATAATAAATTTGGGGAAATTTTAAATTACTCAAAATACAAATATGATTTGGAGCAAGCAACTATTAATGGTGTTATATACCCTTCTTTAGACCCTTCTATTTTTGAAATAAAATTCCCTGATTCAGATATAAGAGGACGAGTTAAAACTATTTAATCATGGCACATTATTTTTTATTTCCCGAAAAGGATGCAACAATATATTCTCATCCACTAAGAAATCAACTAAACAGTAGTATAGATGAAGTTTTAACTATAGAAGATGCACAACATATAAGTTCTGCAAGTAGATATCCTTCTAGAATCTTAATTCAGTTTAATACAGATGAAATAGTATCTTTAATAGATGGTAAAGTAACATCTCCTTTTTCAGCTAGTTTAAACCTGTATGCTACAGAACATACTAATTTAGCTTTAGACCAACATTTTGAGGTTTATCCCTTAGCAGAGAGTTATAATAATGGAACAGGTAGGTTTGGTAATAGACCACAAACAAGTGATGGTGTATCTTGGAAGTTTAGAGATAATAGTACTCTTCAAACCTCATGGACTTTATCATCTTTTGGAACAGGAATTACAGGAAGTTATTCATCTTCAGATGCTGGAGGTGGTTCCTGGTTTACTGGAAGTGGTTTTGAAGTAACAAGATCTTATGGTTATAATGAAGAATTAGATTTATCTTTTAATGTAACTTCTCCTGTTACTAAATTTTATAGTGCTAGTAAATTTGGATCTACCTACCCCAACGGTATATCTAATAATGGATTTTTATTAAAAAGAAGCCAATCACAAGAATTCAATGGAACTGAAGATGGGACTTTAAATTTCTTTTCTTTAGATACACACACTATATACCCTCCTTACTTAAACATTTCTTGGGATGATTCAGTATATGATACGGGTTCTGCTACAGACGATAAAATAAAAAAGACAGGAGAGTGTTATGTTACTTTAAGAAATAATAAAGCTGAATACAAGAAAGTTGAAGAAAAAAAGTTTAGATTAAATATTAGATCATTATACCCCACAAGAAAATTCGTAACGTCATCTAATTTCTTAGATGTAAATTATTTTACTAGTAAATCTTTTTATTCACTTGAAGATTATGCTACAGAAGAAGTAATTATTCCTTTCAGCAGCCATAGTAAATTAAGTGCAGATTCAGAAGGAATGTATTTTAAAATATTTATGAATGGTTTACAAGCAGAAAGATATTATAAACTTTTATTTAAGCACGAAAATGAAGATGGAATAACAGTTTATGATGAAGATTATTACTTTAAAGTAGTTAATTAATATGGCATATACACCTAATAATAATATTTCTATTGAAAGGGACTCACCTACTAGTAGAGATCCCTCTATTCCAGGGGGTAGATCTTCTAGAGGTGTACGAAATTTTAGAAACTTATTAAACCCCAAATTAGAAGCAAATTTAGATGCAGAAGACCAAACTGTTCCTCCTGTAGAGGATATTAATCCTATTCCTAAATCTATTAATACATTACAATTAGAAGAAGCTAATATTATTGAAAATAATGTTATAAAATTAGATAGAGAAATATTTTCTAGATCTTCTTTTAATAGTATAGTTCCTAGTGATTTTGAAGAGTTATCTAAAAAAGAAGATACTTTTTCTATAACACAGTTTTTCCAACTTTATAATTCATTATTTTTTGATATCCCTAAAATAGGAACAGAATCTCATGTTTCTATCATAAATCAAAGTAGAGAATATATTGAAAATTATAACTTAGATGATCCTAAGGATGATATTATAGATACTTTAAATAATAGAATACAAGAATTAGAAGAACAACTACTTTTAGCTAATCAAACAGAAGACGAACATCCTTTCTTTAGAAATGGTACAATAGTATCTAAAAAAGATTCTCCTGACTATTATTATATGGATAAAGGATTTAAAAGACAAATCAATTATAATGCAGATTTTCATAGACTTTTAATTAATACATTGGGATATAATGTAGATGATTATCCAGATGGACCTAACTGGTATCCCTATGCTTCTGTTAAAGTATTATCAAATATAAAATCAGGACCTAACCTAGATGAAAGTAATTTTGACCAACCTACTTTTATTAGAGATGGGGAATTAATTATTGGTGAAAGTGATACTGGTGGAGACCCCAGAGATGCCCAAATCGAACAGCTAAGAAATAGAATTAGAGAAATAGAAAGCGGGGATTTTAGTTCATTACCCGCTTTAGATAGAGTTAGTATAGATATTTCTGAAATTTCTGAAATAGGAAATGACATTAGAAATAGAGTTGATAACCGTCTAAGCCAACTAGTTGCTCCTCTTCCTAATGTTGTAAAAAAGAATGATAAATTCCAGAAACTTATTGATGATGTTTCTAAAGCAGTATCAAATAAAGCTGTAGAAGCACTGCAAAATAGATTAAATGGCTAATACATAAGGATGATAATTAATCAAGAAATAATAAATAATTTAAATAAAGAAGATTTAGCTTTAGTTCCTACCAAACGTTTAGTTAGAAAATTTGGTAAGAAAGAAGATAATGTTGAATTATATATTTATGATTTAAATGATAATTTATTATTATATAGGGAAGATTTTAGAAAATTTAGACCACAAAGAGATATTAACGATCCAGATGGTTTGTATAATGAAATCAATATAGATTATACACAAACATTAAAAGAATTAGGCTTTAATAGCGGTCAATATAGATTAGTAATTGGTTTTTATAGAAAACTTATTGTTGATAGTTTAGTTAAACCTTTCTACATATCAGAAATATCTAAATCTAGAAAAGAAATCAAAATAAAAAGCGATTCTCTTACAGATGAAAACGTAATACAAGGTTTTAATAAATTAATTGGTATATTAAGTGGCCAAGCATATTTTAGAGAAATCCTTTTAAATTTTGGGCGTAATAGAAAGTCAACAGCTATTAATTTTGCTATTGACAGTATTAGTGAACCAACAGAAGTCTTAATCAAACTATATGAACCTTTACCTAATGATATTAGGGAAAAATCTAAATTTAGATTATCAGAAGAAATAATCCACCCAATAGCTTTAACTATTGACTTAGGAGACCCTTCTTTAGAAGAACTAATTGTAGGAGAACAAATAAAAGGACCTAATTTAAGAATAGATACAAGATTAAATTCTAGTAAACCATCCACTTTTCAAAATTTTGATCAATTACTAGGTGGGGCAGCAAGTTCTTCCTTCCAAAATATAGATAACTATCTATCTAGTAGTTTTGAATTAGCAATAGATTTTACTAATACTAATACTCCTACTCGTTATCATTTTGAAAATTTTATTCATTTTAGTTCAGCTGTAGAGCGTTTAAAAAACTTTAATTATAAATTAGGGTTAATAGAAAACTATGATGAAGAATTAAATGAAATAGATACATTATCTGGACCACATACATCTTCTATTAATGTAATTAATGAAAGAAGTGCTATTGAAAATAAAAAAAGATCTTTGATAGGAGGATTTGATGCTTATGAAAGGTTTCTTTACTATGAATCTGGTACATTTGCGTGGCCAAAAACTAACTCTGCTAGACCATATACACTTTCTTTAACTACATCACCTGAAGCCCAAGATTGGCTAGGTAGTGAAGATTATAATAATAGTAAATACGGTGGGCAATTATTAAGTGGTTCTGAATATGATGATTTAAATATTCACAGATTAACAGATACACTACCTGAACACATAGTATCAAATAATGATAATGATCAGTATACTTTATTTGTTAATATGGTGGGAGAACATTTTGATAAAATTTGGATTTATATAGATCATCTTACAAAAATTAATAAAGCTGAAAATAAACTGACTAAAGGTATTTCTAAGGATTTAGTATACGATGTTTTAGAAAGAGCAGGTTTAAAAGTTTTTGATCAATTTGAAAACGAGAATTTATTTTCTTATCTTAATGGAGATTTTGCAGCAAACGGAAACTTCCAATATCAAGCACCTGTATCTCAAAGTATGGTAAGTGCATCAAATGCAGGTTCTATCCCTAAAGGTGACATAACAAAAGAAGTATGGAAAAGGCTTTATCATAATTTACCTTATTTACTTAAAACTAAAGGTACGGAAAGAGGTATGAAAGCTCTTATATCTAGTTATGGTATTCCCGAATCTATACTTCATATTAAAGAATATGGAGGCCCTACTGTTGATAAAACTGGGTTTAGAACATTTAGTTACCAGAAAAAAAGTAATTTGACTAGAAATAGTCCGGGTGTTGCTTCCCCTAAAATAATTGAACATGTTAATTTCCCCACAGCTTCTAAAACACTACAAGTAAGGTTTTTAGCTTCCCAAAGCTCATTTCAAAACACTTCGTATGATTTAGTCACTTTTATTAATTGTTCTGGATCCGCATTTACAGGAAAAAATGATTTTTCTGTGGGGGTTTCCCAAAGCATAGACCCAAGTAATTTAGGAAGTGGTTCTTTAGCACATCTTATTATAGCATCAGGCTCTAGAGCAACAGGCATAGTAACAACAGCATCTAGTAGTTTAGGGCCTATTTTCAATGGCGATGTATGGAATTTATCCATAAGATTAAATAGTGGATCTCCTGAAGGTAATACAGTAGAAGCATTCGCTACTAATACTACTGCTAATAAAAATACTTATGTGTTATCTTGCAGCCTTGATATAACAAATTATTTTGAAGAAATAACAGGAAGTAATATAGTATATGCTGGTTATGAACGACCAGCAGGAGTAAATGTATTAAGTTCTCTAATAGGCCCTTTTACGGGAAGTATGCAAGAATATAGGGTATGGACAGAAAAATTAAACACTAGTACAATAGTAACTCAATCATTATCACCATTTAACTATAATGGAAATAATGTGAGTTCAAGTTTTAATTCATTAATAGTAAGAATTCCATTAGGGTCAGATAATAATCCAGTAACACATAATGTTGCTATTAATAATGCCCCCAATAAAACTAATAGATTATTATTTTCAGCTACTCCGGGAATAGGTACAGCAGGAAACCACACAGTTCATTTAGAAGAAACCCACCACTTAACTACACCGGATACAGTAGGTAAATCTATGGTGTCTGATAAAATAAGAGTAGATTCTGGGTCAATTGAAGATAATATTTTATCACCCTTTATTAGAAGCGAAGAATCTACACAAGATAGACAACCTAACGATTTTTCAGATTTAGGAGTATTTTTCTCCCCAACTTTTGAAGTTAATGAAGATATAATATATACTCTAGGTGGGTTTAGAATGGATGATTACATTGGAGACCCTAGACATTATGTATCTAGTAGCTATCCTGATTTAGAATCTTTAAGAGATATTTACATTCAAAAAATAGAAAATAGAATTATAAATATTTTTGATTATTTGAAATTAATACAACAGTTTGATCATACTTTATTTAAAATGATTGAACAATTTGCACCTGCTAAAGCAAATTTAAAAACAGGATTAGTTATAGAACCCCATTATCTACAAAGAGATAAACTTAAAGGCACAACAATTACTCTTGAAAATAAATCATATTTAGCTAATGTTTCAGGAAATTTAAATCCTCCAATTTCTGCGGAGTATTTATTAAACGAAGCTACTATTGATATACATGATATAATTTTAACAGGATCAATAGGAGATTTAGAAAATAATGTCTTATATGGTAAAAGAAGCGATAAATTCTTTGTTAGAGTTACACCTTATAACCAAATATATAATGATGTTATTACTGATAATAACGATAATTCTGTATTAGATTTTGATCAAGAAGGTTATTTTAATAGAGACTAAAAAATATATAATATGCCAACACCAATTGACGCAGAATACGCAATAGGGTTAACATCTTCACCCCCACAAAACCCTTCTCAACAATCTTTTATACAAAAGAAAAAATTAGGTGGTGTAGATTTTACTGTAGAATTTAATGATAGTGTTTTATCAACTAAAGGTTGGAATAACCCAAGATATTCTGGAAGCAAATTAATGACTCAGAATATTAATGAATTCACTAATGGTGATATTGCTTATGGTAAATCTGCGGGAGTACAAAAATATACTAATAACATATATATAGGGTCTACTTTTACAGATTTAGAAAATACTAATAATTTTACTCTAACACGATTCCCTAGTTCATCATATATTTACATTACAGATGCTATAACAGTTAATACAAGAACGGCACGTAATAGTACTAAATTTTTCTTTGAAAATAATGATGATGCTAAAATAGGTTTTTATAGATCTTTCCTTGAAGATTTTCCTATGGGTAAAAATATTTCTTTAAAATTATTAGACTCAAGAATACCTAACTTTTTAAATGATACTTATAATGTATACTTTAATGGAGGTAGATTAAGGCAAATACTTACATTAAGTAATAATGGTGATAGTGGATTTATAACACTTACAGGTAACGGGTTAAGATATGCTGATACTACAACTGCTTATACTGCAAGTGCAACTTTAAGTTCTAAAAATTATACAGCTAATACTCATTTTAATTTTATTAATTCTAAACCAGGTGATTACACTTCAGGATCTATTACGACTATAGGCGTTTTAGATAATTTTTTTGATAATATTACTTCTGGCAGTGAACAAAATAGATTTTTTGCTACTATAGGAACAGATAGTCCCTTTACTTTTTTAGATACTAGTGATGAACAATTAAATAGAAGGGCATATTATACTTACGAAATACAAAGAAAACATCCTACTTTAAATAGAGTATTAGATTTTAGTCAAAAATTTGGTTTTAACTCTGCAGATGTATCTGGTGAAATAACCCCCAATAAACAAGGATATAAAATATCAGTACTAGATGATAATAAACCCTGCTTACTAATTCAAATGCAAGCTGAAAAGGATTTACCTTCTGGTTTAGGAGATGCACCTATTATCATAATACCTCACAATCTACATCCTTTTGTTAAAGATAATTTAGTATATTTCTTAAGTAAAGCAGGCATAGATGTTGGAGATAGTACAATACCTGATCAAATCATCGTTGAAAATCAAACTTTAACATAATTTTTTAAAAAATTATATATTTATAAAAAAATAAAAAATGGGATATTTAAATAATACTTCTATAATAGTAGACGCTATACTAACTAGAAAAGGAAGAGAACTATTAGCAAGAGGAGACGGCTCCTTTAACATTACACAATTTGCACTTGGTGATGATGAAATCGATTACACACTTTTCAATGAAAACCATCCTAATGGTTCTCAATTCTCAGGGGAAGCTATTGAAAATATGAATATAGTTGAAGCCTTTCCTGATGAAAATAATATTTTAGTGTCTAAATTAGTAACCTTACCTAGAGGAACTACTAAAATGCCCGTAGTTACGGCAAACGTAAGTAAAATACAATTATCTTTAGGATCTAAATTTTTACTAAATCCAGAAACTCTTAATTTAAATGGAGTAGCTACTCTTAAAGAACCTTCAGGATATTTAGCTACAATAGCAGATAGAAGACTATTAACCACTTTTAGTGGTGTTGGTACTAGCACAGGAGTTGAATCTACCTCTAGACCTTATGCTAATAGTGCCCTTTCAGAAACAATTAGAGGTACTAGCTTTACACTTCAAGCAATTAGTGCTACTTCTTTATTCGGTACTAACACTAGACTTTTAACAAGTATTACTGTAGAAGGTATAGAAAGCGGTGCCCGTACTACTATTCCTCTAGAAATAACTAAAGAAGTAATCTCCACTACTACAACGGGAGCAGAAACCGGAGTAATATTAAAATAATAAAAAATGGCCACATACTACAGATACGCATCAGATGATATAGTCCTTTCAACAGATAAGTTGACTACATCTACTTGGACAAATAACGTAAACGACTTAACAGAAGCACACACATCAAGCATTCAAGCTAATTTTAGCTCACCTACCTCAAGTGGTGCTTTTAGAATAGATGTTTACAATCTCGCTACTTCTAGCGTTTCTGCAGAAGTTCAGTATGCATTAGCATATGGCCACCGAAGAGGAAGTGGATCATTAGACTTTACTAATGATACAGGATCATTTGGCATAAGCCCTTCTAGAGATATATATTCACAATATAGAAATTTAGTTTATGGAACTGAATTAACTGATTTTACTTTTGATACAGTTACACCTGATGACATATTTGTATTAAACGTACAAAGATCTAGATATAGACAGAATCTAAAACCCGGAACATTAAATTTAAGAATAAAAGGTGGGGGTGGAGCAGATGTAGGTGCTAATAATATATTACACCTCTA